ACGTCAGGGTGGTTGTCGCCGACTCAGTCAAGCTCAAGACGGTTCCCGCTGCCTCGCTGCCCTTCGGGTTCAGTGGCGTGCCGGTTCTCAAGACCAACGACACCCTCACGGACAGCACCGCTGTGTTCTCGGGCCTCTCCTTCGCGGGAGACAGGCTCGGCTGCCAGAAGAACAACGCGCTCTCTGATCCCTCGTTCGAGAAGGCAATCCTGCCGCCTATCCCCCTCAGGTTCAAGGTCACACGCGGCTCAGTTGCCAGCACAGGCAACTTCACGGGCGAGATCGGCGTCAATGAGTCTGTTGACCCCAACCTCTTCTGGGGCGTGAAGTTCGAGACCGCGCCCGACTCTGCCATCGTCACCGACGGCATCCTCGACGCGAATAGAAGCTCTGACATCAACCCCCTGATCGGCAACGTCGCGCAGTTCCTGGGCATCCAGAAGCTCGACATGCTCGTCACGGGAAGCGGTGCGGACAAGCACAGCAGCAACAAGTTCACGCTCGCCCGGGTCGCTCTCTTCAACCAGCCCGTCGGGACGAGCATCGTGAACGCGCTCACCGGCACAGCTGATGAGCACATGCGCGGGGCGGCGTACATCAGGAACGGCGTGCCCGACACGACCGACTACACGATAGTCGATCCCCAGGAGGCGAACTACAGCCGAATCACCCTCGCCTCGGTGCTCGCCCTCACCAGCTCCACGTACTTCAACCGGTTCAGCGGGTACGCCAAGTACACCACCTTCCTCTACGGAGGCTTCGACGGCGTCAACATCCTCGACAGGGACGCTGCCGTGCTGAGCGACCGCTCCACCTCGGCTGAGGTAGGCGGAAAGGCGCTCAACACCGTTGACATCGGCATCAGCAATCCCTCGGGCGTCGCGCTTCAGAACAACGGCGTCAACTCCTTCAGGACTGCGGTCGACATCATCGCCGACACGGCCACCTCCAGGATCAACCTCCTCGCCCTTCCGGACATGAGGGAGTCCCTGATCACGGACCACGCCGCGAGGAAGGTCAAGGAGTACGGCAAGGCCGCTTACGTCGCTGACATCCCCTCCTACACCGAGGACACGATCCGCGTCTTCGCCCGAGACGGCAGGCGCCCTGATGTGCAGTCCACCTGCGATCAGTTTTCTGCGCGGGCGATCGACAACAACTACACGGCGACATACTTCCCTGATGTGACGATCACCGACACGATCACGGGCCGCCGCGTCCAGGTTCCTGCCTCGGTCGCCGCGATGGGAGGCATCGCCTACAGCGACACCGTGGCCTACCCCTGGTACGCCCCAGCGGGATTCAGCCGCGGCGCCCTGTCCTTCGTCAACAACACGCAGGTCCGCCTCAACTCCGCTGACAGGGACAACCTCTACGTCGCGCGCATCAACCCGATCGCGCGTCTTCCAGATGTTGGGTTCGTCATCTTCGGCCAGAAGACGCTCCAGGTGACAAAGAGCTCTCTCGACAGGCTCAATGTGCGTCGCCTCCTCCTCGAGGTGAAGCGCATCGTCGAGGGCATCGCCCGCGGCATCGTCTTCGAGCAGAACACTCCCGCCACCCGCGCGAGGTTCGTGGACGCTGTCAAGCCACAGCTGGCGATCATCCAGTCTCAGCAGGGCATCGACTCGTTCGATGTGATCATGGACTCCCGCAACAACACTGAGGCGGACGTCGAGAGCAATCGCCTGAACGGCAGAATTGTCATCGTGCCCACACGCACCGTTGAGTTCATCGCGATCGACTTCGTGGTGACCAACGCGGGGGTGAGCTTCTGATGATCAATAGATACAAGGCAGAGCACTAGGAGCGACGCCACATGTCAGAGATCACCTTCAAGAGCGCTGGTGTTAGCAGCAGAGAGATTGATCTCAGCGGCGCTACACGCTCCCCTGTTGTGGGAGTTCCCGCTGGCGTGATCGGCACCGCCGTGAGCGGTCCCGCATTTGTGCCGGTCACCGTGGGATCCTTCGCTGAATTCACCACGGTGTTTGGCGAGGTTGACTCCACCAGGTTCGGTATGCTTGCGGCCAGAGAGTGGCTCCGCAACGCGACCGCGCTGACATACGTTAGGGTTCTGGGGGCTGGAGACGGCACTCGCAGGACCTCTTCCGGAGTCAACTCTGGCAAGGTGACCAGCGCGGGCTTCGTCGCAGGCGCGAGGCAGGTGCAGGCGAGCGGACTCGTCAATGAGAATCCGTACGCCTACTCCGGTGGGCCGCTTGGCCGGACCTACTTCCTTGGCTGCTTCATGTCTGAGTCCGCGGGAAGCACCGTCTTCTCACGCGCGGGCATCCAGACAGATCCCCAGGCGGTGCCCATCATCAGGGGCGTCCTCATGGTGGCCTCGGGCGTCGTTCCCGCCCTCTCCTCCGCGCACTACGGCACCAACACGCCCTCGACCGGCCCCACAAACATCGCCTCGAACATTCGCGGCCTCGTCACGGGATCCGTCGGCCAGGGACAGAGCTTCGTCCTCATCCTGAACGGGCACAGGGACACCGCGCAGTACAGAGCCTGGATCACCGCGTCGTTCGACGAGGACAGCCCGCAGTACATCTCTCGCGCCTTCAACACCGATCCCCTCAAGATCGAGCAGGCGGGCCACTACCTCTACACGCACTACGACGTCCACCCGACGCTCGCGGCGGTGACGGGCGCAAACGTCCACACGGCGGGCTTCTTCGAGACCGTTAACGACAACAACGGCTACACAGAGGCTGAGCGCCGCTTTGAGGTCGGATTCATCCTCTCGGGATCAGCCACGCACAACAGCGGCACAATCAGCGTGCCCAACTTCGAGGGCTTTGAGGAGCGGTACAAGGCCGCCTTCTCACCCTTCGTGGTCTCGCAGACTGTGGGAGGAAGCGCGCGGAACCTCTTCAGGATCCATGCGCTGAATGACGGCGCCGCCGCCACCACGCGCACAAAGATCACGATTGAGAACATCACGAAGCCCCTGTCGAACACGCAGTACGGCACGTTCGACCTCGTCGTCCGCGCTCTCGATCCGATCTTCCCGACGGGCGGCGGGTCGGCTGTGGTGGACTCTGACGAGAACCGTGCCGTCCTCGAGGCGTTCCGCGGACTCACTCTCGATCCCAACTCCCAGAACTACATCGCTCGCAGGATTGGCGACAGGTACACCTACTTCGACTTCGATCGCGCTACTAGGGCGCAGAAGATCGTCTCGACTGGCGACTACGAGAACAGCTCGAACTACATTCGAGTCGAGGTGTCGGACGCGCTTCGCAACGAGGAGATTCCGGCCTACGCCCTCCCGTTCGGCTTCCGAGGCCACCACCACCTCGTGACGAGCGGATCCGGGATATTCTCGGCGGGAACTGGCGTCGGCTTCGTTGCCGCCAAGAACCAGCCCACCTTCCTCGGCGCGGCGGTCGTGCCGCCTGTGCCGTTCCGTGAGAACATCACGATCGGCGCAAGCACACGCACAGTCTCCTCGGCGCTTTCATGGGGCGTGCAGTTCAACAGGCGAGTCTCGCTCGACCAGCCAAACATCTCAACAAGCCCCTCGCCCACCATCAACAGCCACACGAGGTACTTCGCCGACTACCACACGAACTTCAGAGCGCCGTGGGTCGGGAACAACGCGGGCGTGGCCGACTCAAGCGGGACGGTTCTTGACTCCGACAGGTTCAACAACAACTTCTTCTCTCTCGAGAGGGTGAGGGTTGTCACAGGATCTGATGGCAAGGCCGACACCTCAGTCAACGCGTGGGTGAGCGCTTCCTATTTCAGGCAGGGCGGCATCCCAATCGACGACGCGACAAAGACCCGCGCGATGAATGTGGACGACCTCACCGTCGCGGGCAACAGGGCGTACGCGAAGTTCAGCTTCTTCCTCCAGGGCGGCTTCGACGGCGTCAACATCTTCGACGGCGAGAAGTCCCGCCTCTCCAACGCCGCTGCCAAGCGCGAGATCGACGACGCGACGGTGCAGGGCGGAACCGCAGGTCCCACGGTGGCGTCTGTCAGGAAGGCGATCGACACGCTGACGAACAAGTCTGACGTGGACATCCAGCTTCTCACGGTTCCCGGAATGAGGCACACGTCCATCAGCGACTACGCGATCACCGCCGTGGAGAACCGCTTCGATGCCCTGTACATCATGGACATCGAGGAGAAGGACACGCAGAACATCTACGTGACCTCCTCGGACGTGTCGCCCAGGCTCAGCGTGACCAACACCACCACGAACTTCAGGAGCCGCGCGCTCGACAGCTCCTTCGCTGCAGCGTACTTCCCTGACGTCGTCATGACCGTCGACTCCTCGGGGCGCACGCAGAGGGTGCCGCCCTCGGTCGCGGTCCTCGGAGCCTACAGCCAGAACGACAGGCTCGCGCGCAGCTGGTTCGCCCCCGCAGGCCAGACCCGCGGCGTCCTCACCTCGGTCACTGAGCCCACGGTCCTGCTCAGCCAGCAGAACCTCGACACACTGTACGACGCGAAGATCAACCCGATCATCTCCACGACCGACGGCGTGGTCGTGTGGGGCCAGAAGACGCTTCTCGCGACAGAGTCCTCGCTCGATCGCGTCAACGTTCGTAGGCTCCTCATCGAGATCAGGCGTCAGGTCAGGGCTGTGGCCAACACGATCCTGTTCGAGCCGAACAGGGAGTCCACCCTCGCGAACTTCCGCGCGCGGGTCAACCCGATCCTGCAGAGGGTGCAGGAGGGCGCGGGCGTCGTCAGGTACCGCGTCCAGATCGACACGAGCACGACCACCCAGGCAGACGTTGAGAACAACACGATTCGCGGCAAGATCTACGTCCAGCCCACGCGCACTGCAGAGTTCGTCGCCCTCGACTTCGTGGTGACAAACGCTGGCGCTGAGATTTAACGCATAGTTAGAAGAGAGGATTCATCACATGGCTGAGACACTTTCCGTCACGGAAATGCTTCCCAACAAGTTCGAGCCGAAGCGCCGGTTTCGATGGGTCCTCATGTGCGAGGGCATTGACGCGTTTCTTGTGAAGTCGACCGACCGTCCGACCTTCACAATCCGTGAGGAGATGATTCCCTTCATCAACGCGAAGCGCTACATCGCTGGCCGCCTCGAGTTCTCCACGATCAGCATGACCCTGCACGATCCCATCGCCCCCTCGGGCGCGCAGCAGGTCATGGAGTGGATCCGCACGCACTATGAGTCAGTCTCAGGCCGCGCGGGCTACGCTGACTTCTACAAGCGTGACATCCAGCTGAAGCTTCTCGATCCGGTCGGCACCGTCGTCGAGCTCTGGGACATCAAGGGCGCGTTCCTCACGGACGCCCGCTACGGGAACCTCGACTACTCGGACGACAGCGCGACCATGGACATTCAGCTCACGGTTCGCTTCGACAACTGCGTCCTCCAGTACTGACAGCACTGCGCATCACTCAGCGGGGCGCTTCGGCGCCCCGCGCTCTTTTCGCCGATAGTTAGGGCAGAGAGGAAGTGATGAT